GATCTGACGTTCACCAGTGCGGAAACGACCATTTGGAATGGCAATGAAACCGGAAGCATTACCAGACGAGTCGGTACGAACAGAACCTTCACCGAGAGGAGCGATCGTCGGAGTGACCATCGGATCGATGTTCTCACTGTCAACGAAGACGTGGAGATCGGTATCAGGACGCATGCCAGTAAGAGCGAAGGCAATCGTGATCGCTCTCATGTAGTATGAGACTCCGACGTCTACGACGTACTTACCGATTGACTGAGTGGTATCAACGAAGTTCAGAGCTTCGTCTTCACCAGTTCTCGACTCACCAACAGTCTTCGTCGTTTTTGCAGTGACAGAAGTAGTCGTCGTACGACCAGATTGACTGCTGGAAGAAGACGTAGTCGTCGAAGAACCAGACCAAGTTTCTTCCCAGTCGTTCCACACAGTTCCGAGATCGATAGCATTGTCAACATCAGAAGTCATATCGACGTTACGAACAGGAGCAGTTGTCGTGTCTTTCCAGTAGTCAGACGACGGATTGAGGTAAGCTACACCAGTTCGTTTAGCAACGAGGAACGGATTGACAGAGACACCTTTCGATGCGATCAGATTTTCAGTGAGAACTTCTTCAGTCGAAGGAAGCATCATGAAGTATCCGAGATCAGCACTGCCAACTCGTTCGAAACCGTTGAATTCGAATGCGTCCACGCCGAACGAAGTCGACTTGAATGCAGGACGAAGTACCTTGTTCACACGATCGATAGCTGCGCGATAGTCACTCGACGAAGTGTCACCGATGCCTTGACCAGAGAAGTTATCGACGAGGAAGCCAGTCTTGTAACGAGTGTTTCCGTTTTCGTCAACGATCTGTTCGTTCTTTGCTTGCGACTCAAGAAGGCTCAGAGAAGTCTCGTACTCGAGGCGTGAGATACGCTGGTCCAACTTACCAATGTCTTTCATCGTGTAACGACGGTTCTGTTCACGATAGACGAATACGTCTTCAGCATAGTCCTTCGTGTATGCACCAGTAGAGATCTTGAAGAGAATCATCTCGTTTTCAGATGCAGTAGGAAACACAGGATTGAGACTCGGAATACCGAGAATGACGTTCACGCTACCGATCTTCGAGAGAGTGATGAGATCCTTTCTCGGCAAGTAGTAGTTGAAGTCAACAGTCGTAAAGCCTTCTGGGATCGGAGTCAGAGAAGCAACGAAACCACCGCCGGATTTCACGTACCTGAAGTCGACGACGTTAGTCAGATCGAAAACAGACATCGAGTCCTCAGACCGGTATGTCGGGATCGTTTCGTAATCGATACCTGCGTAGCTGTCCACGCTGAAGTAGCCAGTACCGGTGTGATCGAAGTAAGAAGCAGTGATTGCGAGAGGAGCAGACGGAAGCGATGCACCAGAGAGAAGAGTGATCGAACCGAAGTCGTACATGTCATCTCGCTGACCAGTGTCAAGCTTGAACAGAGAAGTGACGTTAGCTCCGGTCGAGTCAAGAACGATTGCACCGGTGACATCAACTACGTCGAACGTGTAAGTACGAGCGGAGTTAGTAACAGCGGATGTTGAATAAGCTTTCGTCTTCGCAGTCTTCTTCTTCACAGCAGGAGTGATCTGAACAGGAGCACTGATAGTCACGTTACCAGTCAAGCTGGCTGAAGTGAAAGTCAACGTCTTGCCATCAGAAGAGATCACGACCGAAGTAGGAGTCTGTACTGCACCAGCAGCATTGACGACCACGTATTCTGCATTCCAGAGATTGGACTGATCGATGTCAGAGCTGCGAGCTCCGTAGAATGTTTCTGTTCCAGTCAGAGTGAAGACAGCTACGTTAGCTACCGCAGCCACGGTCATGATCTTCTGCGACGTGTATGACATCGAGTCGACGTTATCAGGCTTCAGAGTGGAGATCTTGAGATCGGAAACCTTCTGGAACAGAGCGCGTGAGTCAGCAGAGCGAATGTTGAAAGCACCGACGACGTTCGCACTGACAGCTGTACCGTTAGCACCTGTAGCAGCATAGACCTTCGTGATCGTCGAAGAGTCTGAAGAAGCATTGATCTTCACGTTGAAGAGGTACAGATTGAACTTGGTACCAGAGCGAGTGATCGCATGGATGTTCGCAGTACCGATAGTCGTACCGCCGGTGTTACGCAAGAGGATCTGCTGCTTGTTGGCAGTGTCGAACAGACCTACGAGAGTATCGACCTGGAGGTAACGACCGTATCCGATCGAGAGACTCGAGTTGCGAGATGTGTCAGTCGTACGTGCCTTCGGAATTTCAACATTCGTCGTACCAGGAAGCCAGATCGGATAGCCTTTGACATAAGCCTTACCGGACGAGACTTGAACACCGTAGTGATCAGTACGATAGACTGACTTGTTCGTTTCGATGACAGTATTCGAAGTCTCTGTGTCGAAAGTGAACACCGTGGTAGAGAGAACATCTTTGACAATGTAATCACCGGTGTAAGACGAAGTCTCAGCGACGAAGATCGAGTCTCCGATCGAGTAGTTGTGAGGAATTGCAGTCGTAGCCTGGAGAACAAGAGACGAAGTCAACGAAGGTTCGATCTTCGAGATAGGAACGCTGATGTGATCTACGAGATCAGCTTTGAAGTAGTTGACGACGAAGTCACCATGAGTGGAGTCCTGGTCAGTCGCAAGACGATCACCGATCTCACTGTAGTTCGTCGAAGTCGTCTCAGCCTTGAGTTCTCCTTCGCTGATCTCGAGAAGAGTTACGAAGTTAGACGGACGTTCATCGTTGTACGTGTATGAGACGATCTTCGAGAGATAAATCTCGCGGTGAGCACCGGCACCGTTGTAGTTCGGGTATCCACGAGCAAAGTCGAACAGAGAAGCATCGTCGAATTCGGTGACGACTTCTTTCTGGAATTGCAGACCTACGTAACCGCTGAACAGACTGTCGAACTTCGAATAGACGATCAGCTGATCATCGACCTTGACGAAAGTCTTGTTGAAGTAGAAGATGCCTCCGAGAAGACGAGCATAGAGGCAGCTACGTACAGGCTGTTCGAAAGAGCGAATGGTAGCGAAAGACGAAGTACCGGAGATGCGAACAGTTGCACCAGCTCCGATAGCGATCGTTGCGTTCTCGTCTACGTAATGCAGGCAAGAAGGATCACTCGTGGTTTCGAAAGAGACTGCGAAGACAGTACCACGTGCACCAGTCGGAACACCAGCTGCATCGAGTTCGATGATAGACTGTCCGATGAAAGACTCGAGATCTACAGCGACAGTGTTGTACGTGCTGTTGACGAGGAGAGACTTTCCAGAAAGGTTCTTGATAGTGCCACCGACGACCATCGAACCATCTTTGAAAAGATGATCACCAACGGCTGCGATCTGGCGCTTCAGAGAAGACTGGATAGCATTGAGTTCTCTGCTCTGAGGAGCGTATCCAGGGCGGAAAAGAACGCGTGTGAATTGATCGTTCGAATCGTCAAGATAACGATCATTTAAGATTTCGGCCATGAATTACCTCTTTAGATTTCGTCTTCGATTATTTTAACCTCAGAACGAGATGGTAAAAATGAAGCGATCGATCTGATCAGAATTTCTGACGATCGGTTCGAAATTGTCGATTGCTACGAAATTACTGTTCGAAAGCGATGTACTATCGAAACGAGTCGTCTTCAGAGACACAGCACTCTTCACACCAGATGTGATGATCTCTCCGTCGATGAAACCTTTGCCAGTCTCTTCAGCGAAGAATAGCTTGTTCTCTTCGGAGCCAGCACAGAATGCTCTCGTCTCGGAGATCAGTCCGACGAATTCGTCACCGACGTTGAAGCTCTGTCCTTGACTATCGAGTTCAATCACGGAACGAGCATCGATCACCGTAGACTTGAACTTAGAGACAGCATCGATGTCAGGACGAACGATACCAGAAGTACGGATCTGTCCTACGTAGATCATTCCGTCTTCGTCACCTTTGACTTCAACTGCAACACGAACAGTGTGAGCGAGAAGTTCTTTGACTGGATCTACGATAACGTCGAACTTGTTGATGATCGGTTCAAGTATCGCACCTTCACCAGAGCTGCTTCCGTCTGCTTCGATCCAGGCATTAGCCCATGAATAGCCGAGACCGTGGTTTAGAGGAGTGAGATTGAGGATCGAACCGTTAGCTAGGAAGCGACCAATAGCGAACCGTGCATTCTCTCCATCACCGATGACATGAACTACGTCGTTGTGTCCGTAGTTCTGACCGCGATTATGGATCTTGATAGCCTGGATAGAACCTTTTTGACTGTTCACGTATTTCAGAGGACGAACAGGGATCCAGTCAACAGAACCGAAACGAGCCATGTCAACGTTGTCTACACGCTGGACGAATTTCCAGATGTAGCCGTCAGAGTAGATCTGAGGAACTCGCGAAGATCCGACAGGACGAACAGTAGAGATGCTCTCTTTCGCGTTGTCTATGCAGAGATAGATCGAACCGTTGGAGTAGCAGTAGAAGTCCTTATCGATCATGTCAGTCGTTGGATCGTAGGCGTCGAAGTTGGTTCCAGACACCCAGTCGATACGTCTGATAGCATGAGAGATCATGTCACCAGACACGAACTTCATAGCAAGGATCTTTGATTTCGCATCGTCGAGATTTTCGATCTCGTCAACGTTCTCTTTGTAGACAGCCATAAAGCCACCGGAAATGTATGCACCGAATGTCGAACTGTTCACGTTGACGACAGCGGTATCTCCTGTGACAGAAGCGATCGTAGCATCGGTGTCATTCAGCTGAGTAGTACCGACGATGTCTCCAAACCGTACTGAGTCTCCGATGACGACGCTGTGATCAGGCGTGAGCTTGATAGATGTCGTCGAACCTTGAGTGATGTCGAGAATAGCAAAGTGCTTCTTCCATCTGGACATAGATCCGAAGAAGAAGTACAGAGGCTGGTTGCTCGACGGACTCGAAACGAACTGATTAGCCAGGTCGACTCTAAGCTGATTGATGACTGATGTCACGTTCTATCTTCCTTAAACAGTTGTACGAACCATGCGGATCTTACCGAGGCGATCACGAAGAAGACGAACATAGAGCTTGTCAGTAGCATTGAGAACGAAAGACTTCGTCTTGCCTTTCTCAATGATCACGAACGAGTCAACGTTGTTTGCAGGAATAGAAGCTGCGACAGCTACACAGACCTGACCAGAATTCGGAGCTGTATCGATATCGACCTTTGCATAAGCTGCTCCGTCGACTGCTAGAACCCACGTTTTCGCTGTGACTGCAAGACTTTCCGTGTTACTCGTTGCCATGGACTTATTCCTCTTCTAATCTATTTAAGCCTGCTCATCAGGTATTGGAGAAGACGGATCTACAGTCGTTTCGACAACGAACTCGTCTTGTTTGTTGTAGTACATAGTCGTTCGTTCCTGTGTCGGCCAGAGGTCTTCGAACACAGCCATATCATGAGTGTCGACTACGATTTTCTCGATCAGCTGATCTTCGCCGTCCTCGTCGTCATCGTCTGTAGGCCATAGAGGATCTATCGGATAGTCGACCTTGCCTCCGCATTCTACGAACTTGCCGAGCTGGATATCAGCATTCGTTGTGTACGGCCAGAAGTCAGTCTTCAATGTGAAGCTCAAGACAGCAGATACGAATCGTGTCTGATCCATGTCTGCATAAGAGTCGTCGAAATTCACGCTGTTGAGATTGACCGTCACATCTTGAGAGTTCGCATCGAACACCTGGTGCTTGATCTCGATAGTGACGTCTGGTCTGAACGGAGCAGTGATCTGTTCCAAGATCTGAACCATGGTCGACTGATCTCGAGTGAGGATCGTAAGTTCGAAATCTAAGTCATACGGAGCTGGAACCTTAGCGTACTGTCTTCCTGAACGATAGTTGTTGTTCTTCGGGAGCTGGCGATCAGGAGCGTACGTCATGCCTTTCCACTCGAAGCCCATTCGAGGAAACACTTCGTAGTACCTGTTGTATCGATCGATGTCTCCTTTCGCAAGAGATTTCAGATAGACGGAGTCAGCTTTGTTGATGCGACTCCTCGGAATGTACATGATTGGAACGTGAGTAAGACGATCGATGCTCGTACCGTCATCAGAGAAATTCGCCACGTAGATCTTATTGAAAACAGCCCCGAATGCTCCAATCAATGTTCGAATATGTCCGTGTGCGAAAAATCTGCGACGCATTATCGTTTTACCCATCCGAAGACTTGAGAGACGTACGTGAACTTAGCGACTTTGATTGTCGCATCAACTACGACTGAATTGAACGTGACTGGATTACCAGTGGTCACGATGACGACTTCGACTGTCGTTCCGAGAACTGGAGAAGGTGGCGGAGTGATTGCTACAGCAGAACCGGATGCATCGACGAAGAGAACCTGTCCAGCTTCAGCTACTGTGTTTGCGTCGATCACCTTGAACGTGCCAGTTCCAGTGTTCAGATCAGTGATGACCTTGTTGAATTTCTGGAAAGCACGACGGATCGGATCTCCAGTCTTGTCGTTCGGAGCAGCTCCGACATTAATCAGATCGTACATGATTAGCCTTTCCTACATGAAACCGAATGGGTTACTGTCGTTGATGATTATTTTCTCACCTTCACATTCGAAGGCTGCGTTATCTGCGTATTCTGCGAGACGGTCATCGATCATGTCGAGAACGTCATCAGCACTGTCATTCCAGATGCCTAGTTGGTCGTCGGCTGTCAGTTCACCGTCAGCTGTGAATTCAGTCGTATCAGCTCTAACGATTTCGGAAATGCCGACTTCATTGTCGTCAGAAGTGATAGACATGTCATCAGCTGTGACGGAGTCTATCGACGCATCGTATCCAGTCCAGAGAGTCTGATCGACATGAGACAGGAATTCATCGAGAACACTTCCAAGAGCGTCAGACCGTTGGAACTTCGAGTCCTTGAACGATGCTGTACCTTCACCGTACTTGAACGGTTGGAGATAGATCGTGAACGTGTACTGCCTACCACCAGAGATCAGAG